GGAGCAGACGCTGGAAAACCGCATCCAGCAGACCGCCGAGTTCCTCGGCCGCGTCAACGTGGTGGGTGTCACGCAGCAATCCGGCCAGGTCCTCGGCCTGGGCACCACCGGCCCCATCGCCTCGCGCACCGACACGTCGGCAGCCGACCGTGCGCCGCGTGACGTGCACGGCCTGACCAAGCGGGACTATCTGACCCGCCAGACCAACTTCGACACCTTCATCAGCTACGCCACGCTCGACGCCTGGGCGAAGTTCCCCGACTTCCAGACCCGCGTCCGCAACAAGGTCGTGGAGCAGATCGCTCGCGACCGCCTGACCATCGGCTGGAACGGCACCAGTGCCGCCGGCGACACCGACAGCGTCGCCAACCCGCTGCTCCAGGACGTCAATATCGGCTGGCTCCAGCACCTGCGCGACACCGACCCCGCGCGCGTCCTGGCCGCGCCCAAGGTCGGGGATGGCGGCGATTACAAGACCCTCGACGGGCTGGTCTATGACACGGTGAACTCCGTGCTGGACGAGTGGTACAAGGACGACGGCGAGATTGTCGTCATCGTCGGCCGCAACCTGCTGTCCGAGCGGTATCTCGGCCTCATCGAGGCAAACACCGACACCCCGACGGAGCATGTCGCGCTCAAGACCATGATGGCCGGGCGCCAGATCGGCGGTCGCTCGGCTCTGGTGGTGCCGTTCTTCCCGGCCTCGACGATCCTGATCACCAATCCGCGCAATCTTTCGATCTATTGGCAGGCCGGCACCCGCCGGCGCCACCTGACCGACAACCCCAAGCGCGACCGCATCGAGGACTACCAGTCCGTCAACGAGTGCTATGTCATCGAGGACACCGGCGCCTGCGCCCTGATCGAGGGCATCCTTCAGCCTGACGGCTCCGGGGGCTGGGCCTGATGCCCACCTGGGCGCAGCGACAGGTGATGGCGGCGCAGGCGCGTGAGGCGTCAGCGCCCCAGTCCGCGTCGGCGCCCGGCCGCGCAACCGGCCTCGACAAGATGCTCGGGCAGCTCAAGGGCGACCTGGACGCCATTCGCGCCGTCAAATCGCTGGAGACCCGCGCCGAGATCAAGCGCTCGCTGATCCCCAAGTACGCGCCGTGGGTCCAGGAGGTCCTCGCCGCCGACACCGGCCGCCAGGACCCGGTGGTGGTCCATGTGATGATCTGGTGTCTCGACACCGGCGCCTGGACCGACGGCCTCAACATCGCCCGCTACGTCATCCGTCACGGCCTGGCCATGCCGGAGGGGTGGGAGCGCGATGCCGCGACCTGGCTGGTCGAGGAGCTGGCGCGCGCCGCCGAGACCGATCCCGACGCGCTGCCCTGGCTGGATGACGCCATGACCCTGACCGCCGATCACGACATGCACGATCAGGTCAGGGCGCGGGCGCTCAAGGTGCTCGGCCTGGCGGTCGAGGACACCGACCCGCCGCAGGCCGAGGAACTACTGTCCCGCGCGCTCCGCCTGGACGCGCGCGCCGGCGTCAAGCCGGCCCTGGCGCGGATCCGCAAGCGCCTGGCCGAAGACCAGGCCCGCGCCGCCATCGACCCCGGCGAGGACGCCTAGCCCGAAGGGAGGCCCGCCATGGTGACCGTCATCCCGCACGGCGGCCCGACCGTCTCCAGCACCGTGGTCACGGCCGACGGCTGGTATCCGGACGTTACGCTGTCGGCCCTGCGCGAGCGGGTCGGCCTCGACCGGACCTGGACCGACGAGCGCCTGGCGCCGCTGGTGCGCGACGCCATCGATGCCGTCGCCGGCATCCTGACCGCCTGGCGCGCCGCACGCGAAGCCGAGGGCGCCGCGTCCCTCGACCAGGTCGCGCCGGCCGACCGCATCGACGGCGTGTCCGTGGCCGTTCAGCGCTGGCGCAGCGCCATCGACTGTCGCGTCCGCGCCGCGCTGCTGACCACGACGCGGGATTTTGATTCCACCGGCGCCGGTCACGACCGCGCCGACGCGCTCGAGGCCACTGCCGACGATTGGCTCGCCCGATCTCACGAGGCGCTGTCGCGCCTGATGGGCCGGCCGCGCGCCACCGTGGAGCTGATCTGATGGCCCCCACGTCCAGCAGCACCGGCCTGGCCATCGCCCAGCAGGGCGACACGGTCGATCTGGTCGCGTGGCGCGAATACCGCGACACCGCCATGACCGAGCCCCTGCTCGAGGCCAATCCCGGCCTCGCCGCCCTCGGCCCCGTGCTGCCGCAGGGCACGTCCATCCGCCTGCCTGCGCGCGAAACCCCGCCGCCGGCGCCCCAGTACACCCTGTGGTGAGGTCCTCATGACCCCGACCGACGCCCCCTGTCCGGGGGGCCACGACTGCCCGCACATCGACGCCGAGCGCATCGCCGACGATGCCGCCCGCCGCGCCGTGGCGAAGACCTTCGCCATGCTCGGCGTGAACGTCGATGTGCCGTCCGAGATCGAGGAATTCCGCCGCGATCTGCGGTTCAGCAATTTTTTGCGCAGGCATTCCGACAAGGCCATCGGGGCGGTGATCGTCGCCGCCGCCGTCGGCCTGCTCGGCCTGATCTATGCCGGCGCCCAATGGGTTCTGCACGGAGGCCCCAAGGCATGACCGACCCCATCGACGCCATGATTCGCGACATCCTGCGCCATGAGGGCGGGTTCGTGGATCACCCCAACGACCGGGGCGGCGCCACCAACCACGGCGTCAGCCTGCGCTATGCGCGTGGCATCGGCCTGGATAATGACGGCGACGGCGACACCGACGCCGACGATATTCGCCTTGTCACGCCCGACCAGGCCGCCGCCCTGTATCGCGAGGACTTCTTCACGCGACCTCGCCTGCACGCCCTGCCGGCGGCGGTCCAGCCGATTCTGTTCGACTGGTCGGTCCTGTCCGGCCCGCCCCGCGTGATCATGCGGTTTCAGCGGCTGCTCAACACGCTGCGGCTCGGCCCGGTCGGCCGGCGCTACGACGAACTCGTCGTCGACGGCCGCGTCGGCCCAAAGACCCGCCGCGCCGCCGAGGCCGCCGAGTCCGCCATCGGCGGCCCCCGCCTGGTCAACGCCATCGTCGATGACCGGCTGGCGTTCCATCGCCGCCTGGTCGGCGGCAACCCCAGCCAGAGGGTGTTCCTGCACGGCTGGGACAACCGCGCCGAGAGCTTCCGCCAGCCCGAGGAGACCTGCTGATGCCCCGTCTTCGCGCCATCACGTCCTGGCAGGTGGCGGCCGTCCTGGCCGTCGTCGTCGCTGCCCTCGCCGCTGGTGTCATCACCGGCGTGCTGCCTCTCGACCGCGCGCTGGCCATCGGCCGCACCCTGATCATGGGGGGTTAGGCGATGCTCGACCGACTGCTGTGGCGGCTGTGGGGCTGGCCTATCGGCCTTGTGATGCTCGTGCTCGGCCTGTTGATCTGGCCGGCCGGGTGCGCCAATCCCATCGCCGACCGCATCGCCGGCCCGGCGGAGACGCCGGCCCAGCGCGCCTATCGCGCCGCCGTGGTCTATGGCGTGGTGACCGATCTGGCGTGTGAGTACGTCTCGACGCCGACTGCCGTACCGGGCGCGTCGGCGCGCTTGGCCCAGGCGGCCGACGTGGCCTATCGGGGTCTCGTCCGCGCCCGCGCGGGTGTCGCGTTCGGCGGCGCCGGCGGCGCCGTCGCTGGCCTCGGCGGTGTGGTCGAGGGGCTGGCGGCGCAGGTGACGGCGGTGGTCAGCCACGGCCCGACGGCGCCCGGCACGGTGGGCTATGCGGTTGATCGCGCGCTCCAGGTCGCCAGCGGATACGCCCATTTGCGGCTGCAGCTCTCGGCCCGGCGCAGCGTGCTCGACATCATGGCGGCCGAGGGCCGCGACCCGCTGCCCGGCGAGTGGCACGACGTGATGGGGCTCGCGCAGGAGGCGCATGCCTGCCTCGTCGCCGGCGAGACCGGGCCATGAGCGCCCTCCTGCCTCATGCCATCGACGCGGAGCTGGCCGCCCTGTCCGACCTGGTCTATGGCCCGGACTGGGACGCCGTGGAGCAGGGCGCCCATGCGCTGGGGTGGCACCTGATCGGCCGTTTCGATCACGCCGGCGCAGAGGCCATGCTGTGCCGCCGCTACCCGCGCAACGGCACTCCGGCGCGGTACGCTCTGGTCTTCCGGGGCACGGAGATCGGCCATTTCCGCTGGCGCGACCTGGCCGCCAATGTCGTGGGCTGGCCGACGCCCTGGGCCGGCCCCGGCCGAATCCACAGCGGATACTGGCGCCAGCTCACGCGCATCCTCGGCCGAGCGCGAGACCGCTACCGCGCCCATGATGCCGACCTGCTGGTCTGTGGCCACTCGATGGGTGGCGCGCTGGCGACCGCCTTCGCCGCGCTGGTCTGCGCGCAGGGGGATCGCCGGCCCGCCGCGCTGGTCACCTTCGGCGCGCCCGCCGCGCTGAATGCGCGCGCCGCCGCCACCATCGCCTGCCCGCATCGACGCTATGTGGTGCAGGGCGACCCCGCGCCCCTGTGGCCACCGATCCGCCGCTTGCGTCACCACACACCCGCCATCCGTCTGCCGGCCCCTGCGATGCGCCTGCGCCGGGGCCTCGCCGGCCTGTGGCCGCTGGCCCATCACGACATCGCGTGGTACCGCGCGTCACTCGAGGGGCTGACGCGGTGAGGAAGCTCGCCGCCGCGCGAGAGGCCCTGCTG